TCGGCCTGCCCAAGGTGCTGCTGCCCTACCAGGCGCGCGTCGTCTCGCTGCTCGACAGCACCGCGGTCCCGACGCCTGTCCTGATCATCGAGAAGTCCCGCCGCATCGGCCTGACCTGGGGACTCGCCGCCTACGCCGTCCTGCGCGCCGGTCGGGAGAAGGCCGCCGGCGGCATGGACGCCATGTACATCTCCTATAGCCAGGAGATGACGCGCGAGTTCATCGACGCCTGCGCGATGTGGGCGCGCGCTTTCGCCGTCGCGGCGGATGCCGCCGAGGACTTCCTGTTCCCCGACGGCGATGCGGAGGGCGACCGCTCGATCCAGGCCTTCCGCATCCGCTTCGCCTCGGGCTTCGAGATCATCGCCCTCTCGTCCGCCCCTCGCACGCTGCGCGGCAAGCAGGGCGTGGTGATCATCGACGAAGCGGCCTTCGTGGACAGCCTCGCGGAGCTGCTGAAGGCGGCCCTCGCCTTCCTGATGTGGGGCGGCCAGGTGGTGGTCTGCTCGACCCATGACGGGGCCGAGAACGTCTTCAACGCCACCGTCCAGGACATTCTCGCCGGTCGCTCGAAATTCGCGCATGTCCGGATCGACTTCGACCAGGCGCTGCGCGACGGGCTCTACCAGCGCATCTGCCTGGTCACCGGCAAGGAATGGTCGGCAGAGGCCGAAGCCGCCTGGCGGCAGGACATCATCGACTTCTACGGCGACGGCGCCGACGAGGAGCTGTTCTGCGTCCCGGCCCTCGGCTCGGGCGCCTGGCTGCCCGCGCCCCTGATCGAGGCGCGCATGACCGCCGAGGCGCCCGTGCTGCGCCTGGAGCTGCCGCCCGACTTCCTGCACCGCGCGAGGCTCGACCAGAAGATCCTGCTCGCGCCCTTCATGGCCGAGCTGGAGGCGGCGCTGGCGGCGCTGGATCTCGCCCCCCGCTACGCCTTCGGCTTCGACTTCGCCCGGGTGGCCGACCTTTCGGTGGGCGTGCTGCTGGCCGTTGAAGGGGACCTGAAGCGGCGTGAAGCGCTCTCGATCGAGATGCGCGGCGTGCCTGGCAACGAGCAGAAGCAGATCGTGGGCATGATCCTCAAGCAGGTTCGCGACCGCCTGGTCGGCGCCGCCTTCGACGCCACCGGCATGGGCTGGACGGTCGCGGAGGACATGGGCCGGCAGTTCGGCTTCCGCGAGACCGAAGAGGACGCGGGCCTGGTCTGGGCGATCAAGTTCTCGGAGGAGTGGTATCGCCTCCACATGCCGCCGCTGAAGGCCGCGTTCGAAGACGACATGATCGCGCTGGCCAGGGATGAGCCGCACCTCTCCGACCTGCGGGTAGTGAAGATGATCCGCGGCGTGCCGCGCGTGCCGCCGACCCGCGAGGGCGAGAAGGGCAAGAAGCGCCACGGCGACTTCGCCATCGGGCTCGCCCTGGCGCATTTCGCGAGCCGGATGCGCTGGGTCGAATACACCTACCAGCCCGTCCCCCGCGCCACCGACCGGACGCCTGGCCAGATGAGCGACCTGCCGGACGACAGAACATCCGGCCGCGGCTGGTGGAACGGCCCGCTCGGTGCGGGCCTGAGAGGAGGAATCTGATGGGATCCGGGAGCATTCCGCACAACGCGAGCGCGCGGCCGACGCGGCGCGAGCCGGCGGCGAAGAGCCGGAAGGCCGGCAAGAGGCGGATCATCCGGCGGATCAGGGAAGGCGGTCTCCTGTGGGAACTGCACGCGACCAAGGGCTGGCGGTCCTATCGCCTGCGACACGCCGACTGAGAGGAGACCCGCCCCATGACCCGCCCCCCCGTCCTGCTCGACCAGCACGGCCGCCCGGTCCAGCGCAGGACGCTGACCGAGGAGCTTGCGGCGCCGACCATCGGCGGCGTGCGCCAGCCGATCTCCGGCTACCCGGCCGACGGGCTCGACCCGCTGCGCCTGGCCTCGATCCTGCGCGAGGCTGACCAGGGCGACCCGGTCCGCTACCTGGAGCTGGCCGAGACGATCGAGGAGCGCGACCCGCACTATCTCGGCGTCTTGGGCACCCGCCGGCGCAGCGTCAGCCAGATCGACATCACCGTCGAGTCCGCCTCGGACGAGGTCCACGATGTGAAGATCGCCGACATGATCCGCGACTGGCTCGACCGAGATGAACTGGCCGAGGAGCTGTTCGACATCCTCGACGCGCTCGGCAAAGGCTACTCCTTTACGGAGATCATCTGGGAGACGTCCGAGCGCCAGTGGCGCCCGGCACGGCTCGAATGGCGCGACCCGCGCTGGTTCCGCTTCGAGCGCCGGGATCTCGCCACGCCGGTATTGCTGGATGAGGGCGGCCGGGAGATCCCGCTGCCGCCGTTCAAGTTCATCGTCGCCCGGATGAAGGCGAAGAGCGGCCTGGTCCTGCGCTCGGGCCTCGCCCGGGTGGCCGCCTGGGGCTGGATGTTCAAGGCCTACACCCAGCGCGACTGGGCGATCTTCGCGCAGACCTACGGCCAGCCGCTGCGGGTCGGCAAGTTCGGCCCCAACGCCACCGCCGAGGACAAGGCCACCCTGTTCCGGGCCGTGGCCAACATCGCCGGCGACTGCGCGGCCATCGTCCCCCAGGGCATGGAGATCAACTTCATCGAGTCGAAGAACGTCGGCCCCGGCTCGGACCTCTACGAGAAGCGGGCGGACTGGCTCGACCGCCAGATCTCCAAGGCGGTGCTGGGCCAGACCACCACCACCGATGCGGTCTCCGGCGGGCATGCGGTCTCGCAGGAGCATCGCCTCGTCCAGGAGGACATCGAGCGCGCCGACGCGCGGGTGCTGCAAGGCATCCTGAACCGCGATCTCATCCGGCCCTGGGTCGATCTCGAGTTCGGGCCGCAGAAGCGCTACCCGCGCCTGCGCATCGCCCGGCCCGAGGCGGAGGACCTCAGGCAGCTGGCCGAGTCGCTGAACATCCTGGTGCCGCTCGGGGTGCGTGTGTCGATGAGCGACATCCGCGACCGCTTCGGCCTCGCCGATCCCGGCCCGGAGGACGAAATCCTGCGCCCGATGGCGCCGTCGAGCCCGCCGGCCGCCCCCGCGCCGGGCGCCCCGGGCCCGGAAGGGGTCATGAAAGCCCGGAGCGCCGAAATTAAAGGGGGTCAGGCCGATCCGGGTGTCGAGGCCCCGCAGGCGGAGAGCGGGGCTCCTGAGGCCGTTCTGACGGGCCTTTCGCCGGAGGCGCTGTTGGCCGACCGGCTGGCCGTCGAGGCGCAGCCCGCCATGGGCGAGATGATGGCGACGATCGAGGCCATGGTCGAGGCCGCGCGGGATATGGACGAGCTGCGCGAGATGTTCCTCGCCGCCTTCCCGAAGCTCGACGCGCGCAGCATGACCGACGTGCTGGCGCTCGGCCTCCTCGCCGCCCAGGGCGCGGGCCGGGCGGAGGTGGTCGAAGACGATGGCTGACCGCGTCTCCGGCGTCCTGCGCCGCCCCTTCGACCAGCAGGTCGCCGCCTTCCGCCTGCGCCTGGGCGAGCTGGTCCCGACCGAGCGCTGGGACGACATCGAGCGGGAAGCCCATGACCGGGCCTTCATGGTCGCTGGCGCGATGAAGGCGGACCTGCTCGCGGATCTCGCCGCGGCCGTCGACCGGGCCGTGTCCGAGGGCACGGGGATCGAGGCGTTCCGGAAGGACTTTCGCGCCATCGTCGAGCGCAACGGCTGGCACGGCTGGACCGGCGAGGGGACGGCGGCCGGCGAGGCCTGGCGGACCCGCACCATCTACAAGACCAACATGCTCACCAGCTACGCGGCCGGGCGCCATGCCCAGCTGCGCGCCGGCGGCTTCGAGTTCTGGGTCTACCTGCACTCGGGCGCCGTGCATCCGCGCCTGGATCATCTGAGCTGGAACGGCATCGCGCTCACGCCCGTCCATCCGTTCTGGCTCAAGCATTATCCGCCGAACGGCTGGGGCTGCGGCTGCAAGGTGCGCGGGGCGCGGACCCGGGCCGGGATCAGGCGAGTCGGCGGCGATCCGGACAAGACGCTGCCCGGCGACTGGGACGCGATCGACCCGCGGACCGGTGCGCCCGCCGGCATCGGCAAGGGCTGGGACTATGCGCCGGGCGCGTCGGTCTCGGGCGAGATTCGCTCGGCGACGGAGAAGCTCGTCCGGTGGCCCTACCAGCTGGGCAAGGCTTTCCTCTCCAACCTTCCGCCGGCGCAGGCCGACGCCGTCTCCCAGGCCTATCGCCGGCTTCCTTCCCTGGCCGACGATCTGCGCCGCTACGCCGAGCGGGCGGCGGGCGAGCGCAACGGCGCCCCCATCACCGGGCCGGTGATTCAGGCGACCTATCGCACGCTCGGCATGCTCGCCTCCGGGCAACAGAAGCGGTTCGGCGATCTGCTCGGCGCGGATCTCGGGGGCCATGATTTCACGGTATCATCGCCGGCGATCGTGCATGTCTTCACGAAGCATGGCGACCCGGACCGCGAGGCAACGCTCGGCCAGATCGCGATCCGTCCAGCCGATTTCCCTCAGCTTCTGGAACTGTTGCAGGCGCCGGATGACGCCGCGAATGACCGCGGCGTCCTTCTCCTCGAAAAGACATTCCCGGACGGACGCCTGGTCGCGGCCTTCCGGAGGATCAAGAACAGTCGAATGCTGACGCTGGCCACGCTGAGAAAGCATCTGCCAGGCAAGGGGCCGTCAATCCGTAAGGGGAAGCGGGCGCCTCGCGACTAAACGGCCGAACCGGCCAGGCCCATATCCTGGTGTCCCGTGGCGCCCTGCTGGAGAAGATAGCGATGCTGCGCGTGGAATTGAAGTCCGACGAGGCCTTCGCGGCGCTCGACCGCCTGGCGGGCGCGCTCGGCGACATGAGCCCGGTGATGTCCGAGATCGGCGAGCAGCTCATGGCGACGACCGAGGCGCGCTTCGACGAGGGCAAGGCCCCGGACGGCGCCGCCTGGGCGCCGAAGTCCCAGACCACGATCGACGCCTATGTCCGCCGCGGGAAGGCCGTCGACCGCCGCCCGCTCTGGGGGCCGGGCGAGGGCATCCGCCTGGCGAAGAGCTTTCACACGGCCCACGGCCAGAGCTGGGTGGAGATCGGCACCAACGCCATCCAGTCGGCGGTGATGAACTTCGGCGCCAAGAAGGGCGCCTTCGGCAAGACGAAGCGCGGCGCGTCCATCCCCTGGGGCGACATCCCCGCCCGGCCGTTCCTCGGCCTCTCCGACCAGGACGAGGCGAACATCGCCGACACGGTCGAGGAATGGCTGGAGCGGATCGCGGCGCGCGGGCGTTGACCGCTCGCCGCCGGCGCCTCAGGTTCGGGTAGCGCCACGCCGTTTCGCCCTCCGCGAAACCGGGTTGCACGCCCCTTTCAACCGGATTTCGGCAACTCCCCCGCAAGCGCTTGCGGGTGTTTCGGCCTGCGCGTCGCGGGCAGAATCACCCCATGACGCGCACCCACCATATCGCCCTGATGGCCGAGCAGCCGCTGCCCGCGATCGCGGAAGGCGGCGACGCGCCCGAGTGGATCCACCTGCTGCCGGCTCCGGCCGACGGACTGGTGCAGACCTCCGACGCGCGCGGCCCCTACCGGCTGTCCCGGTCGCTGCAGTCGATCATCGACGCGAGCTTCGTGCGCGCGCCGCAGATCGAAGTCGACATCAACCATGCGTCGCTCACGGCCGCCCATCGCGGCGAGCGCTCCGACGCGGTCGGTTGGATCGCGGAAATGCAGGCCCGCGAGAACGGGATCTGGGGGCGGGTGGAGTGGACCGAAGAGGGCCGCCGCCTGGTCGCGGGGAAAGCCTACCGGAAGATCTCGCCGGTCATCCTCCATGACCCGGCGAAGAACATCCTTTCGATCGCCAACGCGAGCCTGGTGAACCGACCGAACCTGCGCGGGCTGACCGCGCTCAACCTGGAGGGCGCAATGCCGCTTCGAGAGACCCTGGCCGGCAAGCTCGGCCTGACGGAGGCCGCGACCGACGAGGACGTGGTCGCCGCGATCGACGCCCGGATGGGCGAGGGCGCGCAGACCGCCGCCCTGCAGTCGCAGATGGTCGAGGTCGGGCTCGCCCTGGGCCTGCCCGAGAACGCCTCGGCCGAGGCGCTGGTCGCCGCGGCCAAGTCGGCCAAGGCCGGCGGCGGGGACGAGCTGATCGCCGCGATGCAGGCCGAGATGGCCGGGATGTCCGCCGAGCTGGAGGTCCTGAAGGGCGAAGGCTCGAAGTCCCGCGCGGAGGCCTTCGTCGACGGCGCGATCCGCGAGGGTCATGCCGGGATCTCGGCCCGCCGCGACCTCTACGTCTCCATGCACATGGAGAACCCCGAACGCACCGAGCAGCTGATCGCGGGCCTGCCCAAGATCCGCGCCGGCGCGATGGTGCCCTCCGATCCGCCCGCCCAGGGCGGCCAGCTCTCGCTGCATGCGGAGCAGGTCGACGCCGCCCGCCTGCTCGGCCTGCCGCGGGACGCCTACCGCGCGACGCTCGACGCCGAGCGCGAAGAAGAGGAGGCCCGCTGATGACCGCCCTTTCCGAAGACCGCAGCACGCCGATCCGCCTGGGCGACGTGCTCTCGGGCCCGGTCGCCGCCTCCCAGCTCATCTACGCCGGCGCGCTGGTGATGCGGAACGCGGCGGGCGACATGGTCAAGGGCGCGACCGCGACCGGCGCCGTCGCCGTCGGCCGCGCCGAGCTGCGCGTCGACAACTCGACGGGCTCGGCCGGCGACCTCGCCCTCGCCTACAAGCCCGGCGTCTGCCGCTTCGCCAACTCGGCCTCCGGCGACGCGATCACCGCGGCCGAGATCGGGGATCTCGCCTGGGTGGTCGATGACCAGACCGTCGCCAAGACCGACGGCACGGCCAGCCGCTCGCCCGCCGGGATCGTCGTGGACATCGACGCCCTGGGCGTCTGGGTCCTCCTGGACGAGGCCCTCACCAAGACCGCAGCCGTCGCCGCCGCCGCGTTCGCGCTCGCCTCGGCCTGACAGGAGTCACCCTGATGCTCATCACTTCCGCCAGTCTCGAAGCGCTCCGGGTCGGCTTCAAGACGCATTTCCAGAGCGGGTTCGCCGGCGTGCCCAGCATGCGCGACCGCGTCTCGACCCGGGTGGACTCCGCCGACATGGAGGAGCGCTACGGCTGGATCGGCGAGCTGCCCGAGGTCCGCGAGTGGATCGGCCCGCGCGTCGTCCACTCCCTCAAGGAGCACGACTACGCGATCCGCGAGAAGGCCTGGGAACTGACCCTCGCCGTCCCCCGGCGCAACATCGAGACCGACAAGCTCGGGACCTTNGCCGCCCGCTTCCAGATGTTCGGCGAAAGCACCGGGCGCAAGTGGGAGACGCTGGTCTGGCAGGCGCTCAAGGATGGCTTCGCCACCGAGTGCTACGACGGCCAGTTCTTCTTCGACAGCGATCATCCGGTCCTGGCCGCGGACGGCTCCGCCACCACCGTCTCCAACACCGGCGGGGGCTCGGGCACGCCCTGGTTCCTGATCGACACGTCNCGGATGCTCAAGCCGATCATCCTGCAGGTCGGCAAGGACTTCGCCTTCGTGTCGAAGGACCGGCCGACCGACGACAACGTCTTCAACAACGCCGAGTTCGTCTACGGCGCCGANGGCTACGGCAACGTGGGCTATGGCCTCTGGCAGACCGCCTACGGCTCCAAGCAGACCCTCGACGCCTCCTCCTACGCCACGGCGCGCGCCGGGATGATGGGGATGACCGGCGACTACGGGAAGCCGCTGGGCATCGTGCCCAACCTGCTCGTGGTCCCGCCCGCGCTGGAGAGCGCCGGCCGCAAGATCCTCAATTCCGAGTACGGGGCCGGCGGCGTCACCAACGAGTGGAAAGGCACGGCCGAGTTGCTCGTCGTGCCGTGGCTGGCCTGAGGAGGGACCTGAACATGGCGCGCAAGACGACGAATGCCGAGGGGCGCGCCGCGGACGCGGAGGCGCAGGCCTCCACCGCGGCCGAGAAGCCCGAGCAGGGGCCGGCGCCGACGGAAGCGGCGGTGGCCGCCTCCGCAGCCGACGGGTCCGCCCAGGGGCCGGAGGCCGCTGTGGTCCCGGCGAAAACGGGGGAGACCGATGGAGGCTCCCCCGCCCCCGGGGCGGACGAGGCGGCGGCGGCGGCCGCCAATGGGCGGCTCAAGCCGGTGCTGTCCATCGCCGAGCGGCTCGGCGAGGTCATGGCCGGCGCTGCGATCCTTCCCGAGCCCTCCGGCCNGGAGGTGGTCGTGGTCGGCCCGAAGCGGGGCCGCTGGCGGGCNGGGCGGCGNTTCGGNCCNGAGGAGACCCGCATCCCGNTCGANGANCTGANCGAGGACGCANAAGNCNGCNCTGNTCGNNGACCCCGNCCTCATCGTGTCCGTCGCGGAGGTCTCTCGCCGCCCGTGACGACCGGCCGCCGGTTGCGTCCCGGCGGCCCCGGCCCGGCGTAACGGGCCCTTCCCGGCGGCGGCCGCGCGGCCACCGCCGGGGTTCCCGACCTGGAGAGAGCCCGATGGAACACGATCCCTACGCCGAAGGCGCCGACGCCTACCTCGCGGGCAAGCCTGAGAGCGCCAATCCCTATGACCTCGATGTCGCCGAGGATGCTTCGATGTCCTGGAACGACGGCTGGAACGCGCAGGCCGACGCTGCCCTCGAAGACGCCGTCGAGCTGGAAGACTGAGGCCCGCCCGTGAGCTACGCCACTCTCCAGCTGCTGACCGAGCGCTACGGCGCGCGGATGCTCGTCGGGCTGACCGACCGCGGCGAGATCGCGACCGGCGAGATCGACGAGGACGTGGTCGACCGCGCGCTCGCCGACGCCGACGCGCTGATCGACGGCTACCTGGCCGGGCGATACGCCATGCCGCTCGCCTCAACCCCGCCGCTGGTGGTCGACATCGCCCAGCGGATCACGATCTGGAACCTCCACACCTCGGCCACCGACGACAAGATCGAGGCNGACTACAAGGACGCTCGCGCCACTCTGAAGGACATCGCCACGGGCGCCGTCCGCCTGCCGGTCGCCGGCGTCGAGCCCGCCTCCTCGGGCGCCTCGGGCGTGGTGACCACCGATCGCGACCGGCCCTTCACCAACGCCAACCTGAAGGGCTTCATCTGATGTTCGCCCTGCTGAAGGCCCGGATAGAGGACCAGGTCCCGGTGTTGGCCGGCCGGGTCGAAGGCGCCGCCGACCTGGCCGAGCTGACCCGGAAAGGGGCCTGGCCCCAGGCGAGCCCGGCCGCCCATCTGGTCCCGCTCGGCTTGCAGGGGCGCGGCGCCTATTCCGCGACCGGCGCCTTCACCCAGATCCTGCGCGAGATGGTTTCCGTGGTGCTGACCCTGCGCACCTATGACCGCGCCGCGGGCGACGACCTGCCGGAGCTGCACGAGCTGATCCAGGCCGTGCTCCAGGCCGTCGCCGGCTGGGGCCCCGACGAGTCGGTCGGCGTCTTCGAGCTGGCCCGCGGCTCCCTCATCCACAACCGCGACGGACGGCTGGTCTACCAGCTCGACTTCGCCATCGACGACCAGCTGAGGATCCTCGCATGAGCAAGGCCGCTCCCAAGCTCGCCGCCGGCGCGTCGCCGGCGAAGAACAAGGCCCGTCCGCCGCTGCCCAAGGCCGGCGGCTCCTGGCTGCGCCAGAAGGACGGCGGGCTCGCCCCGACCGCGCCCGAGACGCCGACCGAAACGCCCGTCGAGGCGTCCGCGGCCGACACCCCGCCCGCCGGCAAGGAGGACTGATCCATGGCCCCCATCTACTGGCGCTCCAAGATCCTGCTTGCCAAGATCGAGAGCACCTATGCCACCGACCCGACGCCCAGCGGCGCGGCCAACGGCATCCTCGCCACCGACATCCGCTTGACGCCGATGGACGGCAACGACGCAAGCCGCGAGCTGGAGACGCCCTGGCTGGGCGCCCAGGGCACGATCCCGGCCGAGCTGATCGCCCGCATCGCCTTCAAGGTCGAATTCGCCCCGTCAGGGACCGCCGGCACCGCGCCCGCCTGGGGGCCGCTGCTGCGCGCCTGCGGCGTGGCCGAGACCATCGATGCCGGCGTCTCGGTCACCTACAACCCGGTCTCCTCGGGCCACGAGTCGGCGACCCTCTATCTGCTGATCGGCAATACCCGCTACGTCCTGCCGGGCGCCCGCGGCAACTGCATGATCACCGTCAACGCCCAGGGCATCCCCTACCTGGAGTTCGAGTTCACCAGCCTCTTCTCCAGCCCCTCGGAGCAGACGCGGCCGACGCCGACGCTGACCGCCTTCCAGAAGCCGCGCATCGCCACCTCGGCCAACACCCCGACCTTCACCCTCGACGAAGACGACTTCGTCCTGCGCTCGTTCCGCCTCAACCTGGGCAACCAGGTCGAGCCGCGGCTGCTGATCGGGTCCGAGGCCGTGGTGATCACGGATCGCGCCGACATGATCGAGGCGACTGTCGAGGCGACGCAGCTCTCCGCCTTCGACCCCTTCGCCCTGGCCGAGGCCCAGACCGCCATCGAGGTCGAGCTGGTGCACGGGACCACCGCCGGGTCCATCGCCACGCTCAACGTCCCCACAGCCCAGATGCAGCGGCCGCAGGGGCTGGAGAGCGCCCAGAACATCAAGGAATGGCCCCTGCGCCTCGTGCCGCTGGCCACCGCCGGCGACGACCAGTGGACCCTCGAGCTGACCTGACCCGAAAGAGGATTTCAAACCATGTTCAAGATCGTTTCCGACCCTCAGTTCACCCACGACGTTCCGGTCATGGTCCCCGTCGACGGGGGCCATGACGAGCAGTCGCTGCGCACCCGGTTCCGCGTCCTCGACGACGAGGCCCGTTCCGCCTTCGATCTCACGACGCCCGAAGGCACGAAGGATTTCCTGCACGCGGCCGTGGTCGGTTTCGAGGGCCTGGTCGACGACGAGGAAAAGCCGCTCCCGGTCACCGACGCGCTGCGCGAGAAGCTGATCGGCACGCCCTATGTCAGCAGCGCCCTGAGCCGGCACTACTTCGCCGCGCTCTACAAGGCCCGCCTGGGAAACTGAAGGCCGCGGGCCGGGCCTGGGCGACCGGCGGCCAGGCCGACGACGGCGCCCTCGCCGACGCGGCGTTCTGGGGCGTGGATCTCTCGGCCGGGGATCTCGCCGCCGTCGACGACGACGGGATCTGGAAGGCGAACGCACCGGCGCTCGACGCCTTCCTCGCGGTCGCCACCCAGTGGCGCGACAGCGGGCTCGACTATTCCGGCGTCCGCGCCGGCTTCCAGCTCGCGGCGCTCGACGTCGACGCCGCGCTCTGGGCCGACATCCAGGTGATTGAGATCGGCGCGCGCGAGGCGATCGCCGAAGAGCGGGAACGGAGGACGGGATAGATGGCGTTTCGCGCGAGCCTGTTGGTCACGGCAGACGCCGCCCAGGCCAAGGGCGAGCTGCGCGCCACCGCCGCCGAGACCGCCAAGACCACCGCCGCGATGCGGGAGATGGGCGCCTCCGGCGACGCGGCATCGGCCGCCGTCACCAAGTCCGTGGCCGCCCTGCAGGCCCAGGCCGCCCGAAGCGCCGCCAGCTTCCACGAACTGCGCGCCGCGCTCGATCCAGCCTATCGCGGCGCGACCCAGTACGCCTCCGCCGTCGACGTGGTCACGGCCGCCGTTCGCGACGGCTCCGCCACGCAGGCCCAGGCCAACGCGGTCCTGGGCGCGGCCGAGGCGCAGTTCCTCGGGCTCTCCGTCGCCCAGCAGGCCGCGGCCGCGCAGTCCGCCGCCCACCAGGCGGCCACCGCGCAGATGGTCAACACGTTCGCCGGGATCCCCGCGGCCTTCGCCTCGGCCGAGGCGAGCGCGCGGGCCTTCGAGGCGGCGATCGCAGGCGCCGAGCGCGGTTTCCACGAGCTGCGCGCCGCGCTCGATCCCGCCTATCGAGGCGCGACCCAGTACGCGGCCGCCGTCGACGTGGTCACCGCCGCGGTCCGCGCCGGCGCGGCGACCCAGGAGCAGGCCAACGCCGTGCTGGCCATGGCCGAGGCGCAGTTCCTCGGGCTCACCGCCGCCCAGCAGGCCGCGGCCGCG